AATGGTGTTGATGCACAAGCCGTACAGTGGGGATATGATATCGGAATAAGTGATGATGGTAACACACTCGTAATCGGTGGCAATGCTCGTAGTAAATATTCAACTACACAATACACACAAGGAGCTGCACTAATTTATAAAAGAACGGGTACAACATGGAATCATTTTCAGACTTTACATCCGGTTGAGATGCATGGCATTGGTGATCCATCCTCTCAGAACTATGACTATAATGCACAAAGTATGAATTTTGGAACTACAGTTTGTATAAACGGGGAAGGCAATGTAGTTTTTATCGGAGCTCCTAATGATACCAATTATAAAACATCAGGAAGAAGTGGCATCGGTGGAGTAGGAATGTTCTACAGTCAAGATTCTTCGAGCGGACCGTTTATTGCACGTAACTGGGTTGAAGGTAGTCGAAACAGTGCGTATGGACATGGTTATACACCAATTGGATTCTATGGTAAAGCTAAATTCATTACAGATGTTGGAGTGGCTTCAAGTCCGTATTACAACGGTGTATTAAATAAAATGTATGACTCAGCGTAATATAAATAAAGTCAAAAGGATATAAGATGTCTAGAAGTAGAGATATTGCAAGATTTCTGGGTGCAACAGAAGCAGACAACCCTGGTAACCTAAGGTTGTTGGCTTTAGGTGAAGGCACAGATTCAGATAATATTATTGCGCTGATTGATTCAAGTTATATAGCAAATCGATCAGCTCCTGGTGTTGAAGTCATATCTGCAGCAAATGTTCTTCCTAATGCGAGTGATAATGAAGGACAAATTTACTATGCTCAAAATCAGAATCGATTTTACTTCTCGAATGGAATAAATTGGTTTAAGAATGAATTAACAAATCAAGATCCTACAATTACAGTAACACCAGAAGGCACCGTAAGTCTTGCAAAAGATGGAGCTACCACTACAACATTTATTATAACAGGAAATGACAGCACAAATCCACTTACATTTACCGTCGATTCAGATGGTGATTTCAGTGGACTAGCGGCTGGTGCTTTGACACAAGCAAATGATTCTGCCCGATTTGTTGTAACACCTAAAGCACAAGGATCGGCCACAACTGCAAGCGCAACTCTAACGTTTAATGTTAATGACGGAGTTGCAATTTCATCAATATCTCGAGATCTCAGTCTTAACTTTGGTACAGCAGGTCAAAATGCTGACGGCACTTTTGCGCCACAGTGGAATAATCCTACATTCAATTTTAAATTGCATAGCACACCTGCTGGCCAAGGTACTAACGATGAGTCATTTCATAGACTGAAAAAGAATAAAGCTCCAGGTCATATTGAATTTATTGCCGGCGCGCCTTGGTCACAAAACTCATCAGGCTATAATAATTATGGGAACGTTGAACTGTTAACTTGGGATGATAACTCTAGAACTTGGAACGGTCTATGGCATAGACCATCTCTAGGTAATGGTGGTTATAAAGTTGCATCCGCATCGGCTATAGGCGGAGATTATTTCGCGATCACTACTGAAGATAGATATGATGATGCTGTGCGAATTGGAAAAGTAGTAGGAGCATATCCAAACCGATCAAGTCTTTCTACTGCTACAAATTGGCACATATACAACGATGTAAATAGTGTCTTTGGTAGTGTACCAAATAGCGCAATTAATAATGATATGGGTGATGTTGGAGAAATGGATACGGATAAAGAGGGAAGCTATTGGGTTTTAGCTGATACTAGATGGCATTCTAATAGTCAGTCTTATGCGGGAGCGCTTGTTTGTTTTAACAGAACAGGGTCTACAAACACTTGGGGGCCGGTTGTTCAACAAGTTATTGAATGTCCAGATGTTGTATCGCAGGCAAGATTTGGGATGTCTGTTTCAATATCTTCAGACGGAAATTGGATGGCAGCTACTGCTGCTACGAATGGATCTACTGTTCCTCGAACTAGCTTAAGGACTGGAGCGTGCTATGTCTATAAGAGAGTTGCTGCTTCGGGATCTTCGATGTGGGAATATCAACAAAAACTCTGGCCTGTAAATTCGGGGCCTAATGCTAGCAAATTTATTTCTGGAAACGGTAATGCTTTTTCACAAGCTATGACAGTTTCGATGGATAGCGATGCTGAAATTATTGCATGGTCAATACCGCATTTAAGACCGACTCCAGGTATGTATCCGCCAGGATCAAACTCGAATCAATTTGCAGTAAACGCAGATGCCGGTCAAAATCCAGGAAATACTGTATACACTGGCGGAGTTCAGATATGGAAAAGAGACAGTGATGGAGCAACTGGATCAGATGCATATAGTCTATTTCAAGAGTTATATCCAGACTCTGCTGGGAATAGGTCAGGCACCGAAAACAGGTACTTCGGCGTTTCTCTTGACGTGTCTGCCGATGGAAATACAATTATTGTAGGTGCTCCGTACGGAGCAGCCGAATCTGCTGACGGTACCGAGATACGTTCCAGCGCGGGAGTGCTTTATGTTTACAACTTAGACAGTGCTCAATATTCATTAACTAACAAAATTGAAGGTGATACGACGAATACCGGAATGGCTGGTGGTGGCGCCGTTAACAGCTCAAATTCTACAGGAAGTTTTAATGGTGCACTTATCATGGACAATAACGTAATTGTTTGTAACGCAAATAATTATAACTACTCAACTGGCGGCGCTGACGGATTTAATTGGTTCGACTCAGGATCCTAAAACATATAAATAGTCAAAAGATTTTTTACATGTCGGAGACTATTTTATGGCGAACCCAGCAACCAGACAAGAACTGATTGATTATTGTCTACGTCGGCTCGGAGATCCGGTTCTCGAAATTAATGTTGACGAGGATCAGATTGAAGATCGTATTGACGAGGCACTTCAATATTGGCAAGAGTTTCACTCTGATGCCACTGTTCGAACATATCTGAAACATCAGATTACGCAGACAGATATCAACAATGAGTACATACCGATTCCAAGTAATGTACTGACAGTCTCGCGTCTGTTTCCGATCGCATCATCATTTAATTCATCTTTTAACTTCTTCGACATTAAATATCAGATGATGTTAAATGATATTGCGGATCTTCAGAATTTTGCAGGCGATCTTGCTTATTACGAGCAAATGCAACAATATCTATCGATGTTAGACATGAAATTAAATGGTACTGCTCAAGTACAGTGGTCACGGCATCAGGACAGACTTTATATCTTTGGTGATTTTGTAGACGAAGATATTCAATTAGGCGAATATGTTGTTGCAGAAGTTTATACACTTTTAGATCCAAATACGCATACATCAGTATACAACGACCTCTGGTTAAAAGAATATTCTGTAGCACTAATCAAACAGCAATGGGGAATGAACCTCATTAAGTTTGAAGGTGTACAACTACCAGGTGGTGTGACATTTAATGGTCGTCAACTTTATGACGATGCAACAGCAGAAATAGAAAGGTTACGAGAAAGAATCAGACTTGAGTGGGAAATGCCAGCGGATTTCTTTGTAGGATAATATTATGGCTCGTAACTTTTACTTCTCGGAAAAAGTCAGATCAGAAATGGACATGTATGAGAACCTCGTAATTGAGGCACTCAAGATATATGGCCAAGACGTTTACTATTTACCGAGAGATCTTGTAAATGAAGATGTTCTTCTTGGAGAAGATCCATCATCTCGCTTTCCGACATCTCATAAAATTGAAATGTATATTGAGAATGTTGAAGGCTTTGACGGTGAAGGAGATCTATTTACAAGATTTGGAGTTGAGATACGAGATGAGGTAACTTTAGTGGTTGCACGTTCTCGGTTTGCTGCGCAAGTTAATAGACCTGACAACGACATTGTAGCAGAAAGACCTGTAGAAGGTGACTTAATTTACATACCACTGACAAACAAAATGTTTGAAATCAGTCATGTAGAACATGAACAACCATTCTATCAGATTGAAAATCTTCCGGTGTTTAAACTTCGCTGTAACCTTTTCGAATACAGTGGAGAAGACTTCGATACAAGTATTGCTGCAATTCAGGATATCGAACAATCTGGCACATATCAATACGTACTGAGAGTCAAAGCTCCGAAAAAAGCGACAGCTACAATTACTTTGGACAGCGATCACGTCGGTACAATTACATTAACACAAGGTGGAAGATATTACACAACTCCTCCAACTCTGCAAATTATTGCAGATAGTAGTGATACTATTCTACTTGGAGACAGTGCAACTGCAACTGCAACAGTAGATTCATTCGGCGCTATCGGTACAATTACAATTACA